AAAAAATTCGTAAATGATAAGCGTGTATTCTCACGCATTGACGCTATGGCAATTCTTGCTAATGCTGCAAAACAAAATGAACTTATCCACTCTCAAAAAGAAAATGGTGAAAACAATGGATAAAGAAATGATAACCTTGTCATGTCAAATCTGCGAGGAGCCAGCCGTTGAGGTTGCTCTCGAAGATTCTAAATATCTAACTGCTACTTGCTCAGAATGTTGGGGTTAATATATAATGGATTCCTATGATGACTACTATGAAAACCCTGCGCCAGTATATGCTGGTTGCTACTGCAAATTAAATTACCTATGTTCAGAATGTAAAAGGAGTTATAACTAATGAGTATTGAACTTCAAGATGTACTAAAAGTATGCCGTCAAATTCGTGGAAACGATAGAGATTCAGGCACTCACTATTTGCTTGGTTATCTTTGGGCTAACACTCCAGAGAAAGAGCAAATTAGAATTGCAAAATTATTTAATAAAGATTTAGAAGAAATGGAAAATAATAAATGAATAACTTTTATCAAACATTTTTTGTAAGTGGTAATGCATTGTTTTGGTTTTCAATGATTACTTTTATTTATGGAAGTTATTTATTTATAAAAGAATAATCTTAAAAATAATTTAACTTTCAACTAAAATGCCCGGCGCACTCGGGCGTGTCGTGTGGTTAAGATCACATAAAATAATTTCCAGAATTACGGCGTGTCGTCTTGACTTTTTGAGATTTATCTGGTAGTATTCTCTTATACAATTAAATAAATAGCAAAAACGATGTGATGTAATTCACATTCAATTTGTCTGATATGTCCGATTTTCAATTTGATAATGTCAGCCAAAACTGCTAGACTTACTATGTAAGAAAATGAAAGTCTCTTGAAAGGAGAACTCAATGTCCGCAAATGTCTATTCAATAGAAAACCTACTTGTAGGAAAAAACTACTACTCACGCACCTTGCAAGGTGAAATCGTATCTGCAGAAATTCACCCTAAAGGTATTTGGTATGAAGGTTGCGAAACTTATCTTGTAGAGGTTGCACCTAATAGTGGCTACAATAATTTTGGTCGCAGAACTTACCGAACTGTAGCCGTAAAAACTGAAAATAACTAAGAAAGGAAAACTGAAATATGTATAATGTAAAACTAGAAACCTTTAATGGTTCAGTAAAAACTATCAGCCTGCCCTCAAAAGGTGCGGTTGCTCAATTCATATCAACATACCCAACACAATTACCCGTTGGCGTATCCGTAAAAATCGCTTGCGATACTCTTGGAATTACTGGCACACTTCGTGGAAAGGCTACACTATAATGAAAAAAATCTATCACTCACTACAATTCGTCACCGAACTAGACGAAACTCACCCAGTAGCACAACGCCTGCTAACACTTTCAGAAATTGAACAAGTGCAAATGCTTGAAGGTATGCTAAAAGAATTACTTGCACCTATGATTCAACCAACACTTGATGAACTCAACGAGGGCAATTCTTATGCAACGCTAAAGGTGGCAAAATAAATGATGACACGCAAAGACTATGTAGCCGTTGCAGAAATTCTTTCATCTTATAAAGATTTAATAGGTGATGAATTTTTATTTGAAGATTTGGTAGAAGATTTTTCTTCATTCTTTGCAGAGGATAATCCAAATTTTAAATTTGATAAATTCAGAGAGGCGTGCATGAAATGATTCTAGATACTGGAACACTAATCGGAATAACAATTGCACTTGCTGGATCTCTTTTTGTAATGGGTATGTTTTGGAAACAAAATATTGCACAACAAAAAGAAATTCGCAGATTGCAAATTGCGTTGAGAAGTGAACGACTAAAAAAATAAATAAAAAATCCTGAGCAAGATTTAAAACTGCTCAAAAATTTCCGGCGTGTCGTCCACAGGTTATCCACAGACCTTTACGTGTGATATTAAACACACCCCGAAATGACCTTATGAACTGGAAAATGTCAGTCCAGTCTGATAGGCTTGATTTATCAAGACGAAAGGAAAACTAATGGGAAACTTATTTGATAAAATAGGAACTTGCTACACTTGCTATGATGAGGGCGTTATCTTTACTGATATGGATAGCGATGGATTTATAAATGATTTCTGCGCTGATTGTGAAAAAGGGCAGGGATTTGCTAATGAGTATGCCGTATGGTATGCTGAAAATGAAATGAACGAATATGCTAAGGAGAACGCATAATGGAATATAACTACTCACTTACTACTTCATATGATGGAGAACTTGTAAATACCCTGCGTGTTAGCGATATGCTAGAGGCAGTAAACGCTTGGACTAAATGTGTAGACTTTGGCGACGCTAAAGAATACGCAACCTATAACTTGTCAGACCCTACTGGCAAAATGTATACTAAGACCTTCTACCGCAACGGAAATGTGAGTGTAAAATAATATGGGTTCAGTAACCGCACTAGGAATTCAAGATACAGTATTAGACTTGGAGACTCAGATTCTCTATCACTTGAAGGGTAATCACTATCCTCCAGTACCCGCAGAAATGGTACAACCTTGCATTGAGGCTATTGACGCTTACTATGATGAGGACTATGACCGAATGATTGATATGCCAAAAGTTGGTGACTTTCAGATTTTATATCGTGGCTCAACGCAAGCACCTGCAAGGGCTATCGTAGACCAGCACCACTTATCATTCTGGCTACCTGAAGAGGAATACTAAAATGACTGCTACAATAACAAATATGAAATTTGTGTATGCAGACTTACTTACACCTAGCCAGTTAATGGAAGGTGACTTGATCAATATTGATAATGATATTGTGGAAGTTATTTCAGTAGTTGATGACGCTACTGGAGATAACTATACAATTACTCATAAGAATGAATATGATGAAGTAGAAGAAACTCTTTGCACCTATGAAGATATGTTTAAGTTGTATGTCTTTATAGATGATGATGAATAAAAATTCATAACACTGCATAAAAACCCCGGCGTGTCCGTTTTGTCCAGAACCTCCTGATTATGGGGAGTTGATATTTTTCCCAATTTCTGCTAAGATTAAGTATGAAAAAAACACCAGAGGAATTACGCAGGCTTATGGAATTACGCCGTAGCAATGCTGCCTCATCGGTCCCTAATAAAAAGAAATACAACCGCAAGAAATGTCAGTCCCTAATGCTAGAATTAAAGAAAGAAAGTGAGTAATCCACCATGTCAAAATTACTTAGAAGCAAAGATAGGAAAGTAGCAAATGCCGTCACCCCAAATGGAAAACAAGCAAGTATCGCAAATACATTCGGATTACCTGCAGGAAAAAACTATTCATGTCCTGGCGCTACGAGTGTCTGCGAGAGTGTTTGCTATGCAGGCAAATTGGAAAAGGTATTCCCAACAGTAAAGAAAAACTTATTGCATAACTGGGAATTACTACGTAATGCTGATCGTGTTGAGATGTACACACTAATTTCAGAAATGATTGCAGAGTTTAAAACAGATTGTGTTAGACGCAATGCCCCTATGCTATTTCGCATTCACTGGGATGGCGATTTCTTTAACGATGAGTACGCACAAGCATGGCGTTCAGTAATCGAAGAGCAACCTGATATTCAATTCTGGGTATACACTAGAGTTAAGTCTGCAGCGCTTATCCTAAAAGACATTCCTAATCTATCTTTATATTATTCTACAGATAGCGAGAATAAGAGTGTAGGCGTTGACCTAAAGAGTAATCATGGTATTAGACTTGCATACCTTGCCAAAAATTTTGCTATCGGTCAAGGGGATATGAAAGAGTTATTCAATAAGCCTGGTGCTAAGTGCCCTGAGAATAATAAGTCTATTCCACTTATCTCACAGAAAGGCTCGGCTTGCGTTTCTTGCGGATTGTGTGTATACTCGAAGGCAGACATAGTTTTTTCCGCAACTAAAAAGTGAGATACCAACAATGGATAACAGTATAATCTTATATATTCTGCTATGGCTATTTCTAATGTTTCTTACCCAATAGTCCGTAATGTCCGATATGTCCAGATGTGATTTATATCACAATCAAAAATGTATCAAATAGTGAGATTTTTACCCTTCCGACTTGCATTTTGTCAGTAGGTAGTAGTAAAATAATAATATCAACCTAACGAAAGGAAATACAATGTCAGTAGCAACCGCAACTTACAAAGTAGGAGATACCTACACAACACAGAAGTCCAAAGTCACAGGAGTAATCAAGGAGATTATTCCACAGGCTAACGGAAATGTCCGTGTTGCGCTAGATGTAGAGGGAAAGACCCGATACACAACTTGGACAGCCAAGTAAAATAAAATAACGAAACAGGGGCAGTTTAGGAGAGTATCTAGCCCAATGTCGTAAGTAAGAACTCTCCCCCCTTCGGGGGAAATGTCAGACCCACCCCCTACAATAGAAACTAACCACCAAAGAAAAGGAAACCAATGTCAAGAGGAAAAGCAATCTCAGTAAAAATCGCAACACCAAAGGTAATCAAGGCACTAGAACAGGCACTAAATAAACTAGAACTTGATTGGACTTCACAAGAAGCCAATGAAGCAAAGTATGAGAAGGCAAGAGAGAAGTGGCGTAAAGAAGTTCAAGAATACGCTATTGCTAACATCAAGAAGGCAACCAACTTCCGCACTTCATATCGTTCATACAACAACACGCTAAACATTGACTACGATATTATCGTAGCAAAAGAAAGCGATATGCCAGTAGAACCAAATCGTGATTTCGTAGTGCTACACACTCACGAATATCAAAGTCAGAAAGAGGAAATTGCAAATGCAATTCGTATCCTAAAGATGACAGATGAGGAAGTTGTAAATACTTCTACATATAATGCGGTAGCACGCTACCTATAATTCCTACTAAGGAAAAGTCCTGAGTATGACTACTAAAACTGCTCACCAACTCTAAACACCACAACAGAAAGGCAAGACCCAAAATGACACTAGGCGGATACACTTACCAAATTGGTGATTTATTCACAACAAGCAAAACAGGAATTACAGGTCGTATTAGCAACTTTACACCTATCAATTCTAAACTTACTAGAGTTTCATTACAGTTAGCAAATGGCGCACACCGATTTGCTATGGTAAAAACATCTAAGTAAAAAGAATTCGCCAGGCTGATTAGGGCGATAATAGAAATACTATAGAGCCACCTTATTGGGCAGGTGCAAGAACCCATACATCCTGAGCATGATGGAAAAAGGCTCAAAAATTTTGCCGGGCTCGTGTGATCAACATCACATCTCATTATATGAGATAGTTACGATTCCCATTTGTACTTGTCAGTCCTCATATGTATACTTATATTAAACCACAAAGAAGGAGACCCCTATGATAGCAACAGCGATAGCAATCCAAGATGCAACTGCCTCAGCCGTTCACGATAATATGATTATGGATATGGCTGGACATTTATACCACGCAAGAAACGAAATGACAGACGAAGAGTTTGTTCAGTTCTTATTTAAATACTCAGCCAGTTTGTCAGCCCTAACTGCTACATTGGTTACATCAGTTTGTTTGACAGAAAGTCAGATGAACGATATGGTAGATACCATTAAAGAATTCGACCAACTAGAACAAGAAATGGAATAACCCCTATGTCAACTAATATACTTGAAGCGGTAACAGAAGATAAGTTAACCGTCGCATACAACCCGCACTTACTGGTTACTTATAAGGCAATTCCAGATACATATGCTGCACCTGAAGTGCCTACATTCTTAACAAGCAAGGTTACCGATATTGAATGGGACCTACACGTATCACGCAATAATACTAAGAGACTTGATAAGTTAGAGAATCTTATCAATGGACTAGATGAGCAAGTTATTGAATGGACTAATCCTAACTATGAAAAGGATGAGGTTCTTGCTGGAATCTGTGAATACTTTGGTATTAATCCTACCAAGGAAATTGAAGTACAAGGAACTGTAACATTTACAGGAACAGTGCGTGTACCAATTGCAGAAGCAGAAGACTTTGACTTAAGTAATGTTTCAGTCGATGTTGATTTAAATTCATATGACTATGATGCAGACTTTTGTGTTGACGAAGTATCTCTTGAGGAGCACTACTAAGTTTCATAGGGGGCTATGAAAAAGGGACCTGAGCAGTGTCCATGTAAACGGCTCACCAATATTCCCACTTATTAGAGTGGTAGTGTGTTGAGTAAGTGGGTGCTTATCTCGTAAGAATAAGAATACCTGGAGTTCATCAGAAGGATGATCTATAAGCAACAGGGCACACTACCACTTGTAAATTCCGGCACGCCCAGCCTGGTTTGTCAAGTTACGATTATGTGAGATTCCCCACATTCCCAAAATGTCCGATTTACCCCTATTTAACTATCCTGATTTGCATTTGTCGGTGGCTAGGTGTATGATTAGATTAACAACAAAAGAAAGAAGGAAATCGTGGCTCACGACTTAGAAACACAAAATGGTAAAACCTCATTCGCCTCATTCAGAGAACCTGCTTGGCACGGATTGGGTACTGTATTTACCGAAGAAAAAACAACCGCAGAAATGCTAGAGGCTGCAAATCTTAATGGGTGGAATGTTCGCCTTGAAGATATGCAAACACCCGCACACCTAACAAGCGACAAGGCTTACCAATATGTCTTGCGTACTAATCCTACTGATAACACCCAGACTGATATTCTTGGTGTTGTTGGTGAGCGTTATCACGTATTGCAGAATGAAGATTTATTCTCATTCGGTGATAATATCCTAGACGGCGGAGGTCGTTGGGAAACTGCTGGCTCAATCAAGGGTGGGCGTGTTGTATTCGGTGCATTAGCACTAGAGCGTGAAACAATCCTAGACCCTAGCGGTGTTGCAGATAAGGTAAAGACTTATTTACTTATCAACACATCACACGATGGCTCAATCGCTATTCAAGCAAGCATAACACCTGTTCGTGTTGTGTGCGCTAATACTCTTAACCTTGCTCTTGGTGGCGTAGGTCGCAAGAAGAACAAGGGTATCAAGCAATCTTTCAAGATTCGCCACACACAAACTGCAAATGGTAAAGTGCAGATTGCTCGTGAAACTCTTGGTCTTGCTAATGCTTATATGGACGAATTTGATGTTATGGCTAAGGCTATGATTGAAAAAGAAGTTTCTGCTAAGGATTTCAATGACATCATTCTTGCTGCATATGCTAAGCCAGAAAAAGATTCTAAGGGTTCAATGAAGAAGTGGGAAAATAAAGTTGATGTTATCAACGATATTTACACTGGTGAATTCAATGGAATGATTGCTGGTAATGCGTGGGGTGCGTTCAATGCACTTACTGAGCGTCTTGACTGGTATCGTTCTGCTCGTGGTGGTTCTAACGAATCTATCCTTGCAAGCGCAAGCGGATTTGACCCTGCTATCAACGCAGAAAAAAATCGTCTGCTAAAAGTTGTGCAAAATGTTATGCAATTAGCATAAGCAAACGAAAGAAAATTCCTGAGCAAGAATCAAAACTGCTCACACGCTCCGTTAGATTAGCGGTTAAATCATCACACTGTCACTGTGAAGATCACGAGTTCAAATCTCGTACGGGGCGCAATGCAAAAAGCGGTGCCGGATTTTTGTTTATTTTATTAGCATTGCATTACGGAGACTTGATTTATTTCCCATTTTCGGGTAAAATTAATATATACCTACTAACCAAAGGAAACACCATGAGTGAAAGATCAAAAGGATATATTGGTCAAATAGTTGACGGTAAGAAGTTAGCAACAATAGCAAATGATATCTATCGTCTACAGTATAGCAATGACTTTAGTGAATGTACAGTAGATAATTTGTTATTTGTTACCCTTGAAGAAAAGAATGTATTTGGCGACAATAAGTATGCCTTGGTTTGCTCAGAAGGAGTAGGCTGGGAGCAGGACACTTATGGATGTCTAGAAGTACCAACTAACATTGGTCAAATGGGTCTATGGAATGGTAGAGTGTTTATCTCTGTAGATACTGTTAAAGAATGTCTAACAGAACAAACAGAGGATATCGCAGACTACATCCGTGTCTTTGGTGATAGATTAGATAGAAACTGTTCCCTATGGCAATCTAAGATGTCAGTGCCTAGCGATATGATATTATCATGACCACAACATACAAACCATACACAATATCAGAACTCGTAAATGAGATTTATGAGGACAACCTATCGCACTTTGAATTTGAGGAAAACATGGGGGGAGACCCATGTGATTGCCACTTACATATTACCATGAACACCATTGTCAAGTATTGGGGAGAATAATGTTAGGCTATACTAAGGAAGATTTAGATAATATGACTGATGCCGTGGCTTCTGCCATAACTACCGTGAATCCTGACGATGACCCTTGGTTACACGGGAGCCTATCGAAGACTCAAGAATTCCTTGAAGGTTTGTGGGCAGAGGGGTACTTTGACTAATGTGGGGTAAGTATACTTTTACATGTGATCCCGAAGAGTGTGACGCTCTTGTTGAGTTTACTGCCAGGGATGGATTTGGCTTTCCCCTGGGAGTTGTCGAGATGATGTGCCCATGTGGTAGGAAGTTAAACTATATTAGTTACGAAGAGTTAGGGGAGTCTGAGACTTTCCTGTGCTCCCGTTGCAATGAGGTATTAGATAAAGAGTCAGAGCACTGTGATCATTATCTCACCGTGTGTAATTATTGTTGCGACTGTGGATGTAGCCAAACGTGATGAAGGTCACACCCCAAAACCCTATTACGACCTTGCAATTATAATCCCCAAACCCTATAATTGTTATTACGACCATAGAAAGGAAATCCCAAAATGCCAACATATGATGTAAAAGTAATCGTTGAATACAATTACGAAGTAGAAGCAGACAACGACCAAGAGGCAGAAGAACAAGGCTGGCACTACGAAGACTACGGATACACCGCTGAGGTTTATTCTATTGAGATAGATGAGCAACCTGAACCTGAAGAAGAGGATGAAGATGAATCAGTTGAATAGTTTCATTGAGTATATGAAGATTCATGAGATAAGTCTTTTACAAGACCTTGAGAAGATTGACTATGTTAATGAACATCATTTCTATAGGACTAAAGAGGCTGAGATTTATAATACCCGCCACCTTTTGTCAGTGGCAGAGGGTATGATTTAATCATGAAAGAAAACGCAGACCCAATCCAACCGCACCTACAACGTATGGTAGACCATGGGGTATCAGGTATTGATATCCTACATGGCGAACTAAAGAATCTAATGCTGCTGGCAGAGCGTGAACTAGAGCATGCACAAGCAGTAGAGGACGCAACTGAAGAAGCCATGGACTCTATGGAACGTACACGAGCAGAAGGCATGCTAGACGCTTATGTACACCTATATGGCTTGACATATGATATCTCATTTGCTATCGCAGATATGGAGGCTAAGAATGCCTAAGTGTTTAGACTGTGGTCAAACCAATAAGTTTTGGTATGACGAGACATCCCATAAGTTGGGTATCTACAATGCTGCAGGGGAACTTGAAGATGTAGAGACAGACTGGTATGATGATGTTACCAATGGTCACTGTGCAGACTGTGACTCCACTAACATAGAGGGTAGACTATGAGCAACTTTGTTGAGATGGACTTTGATGAGTGGTTTGATACCTACAAGCCAATCCCTAATAATATAGACACAAATGCTTCCTTTGATGGTCATATGTTTGAGACATATGGCGATGAGGTAGAGTTTGTCAAGAAGGCAGACCCTGCCTATATCTGGATGTATGGAGATGGAGACGACGGTGGGTCTTATGTATGGAATGGCTGGCACTTTGTAAATAGGATTGGTTATTTTATTACTGAGGTGCCGTGCCCTGACAATACTACTATTCAGGTTAAAGTTTCTATGCCGTGGTTTTTCTGTGAAAACTGCAATGCAGAACTAGAAGACCCAGATAATGCTATTAGTGATAAGTTTGGCGGGTATGACTTTACATCCTGCCCAGAATGTGCTACAGTTGAACAACTAAAAGAAATAGAGGAGTATGAAAATGAACACCACAATAACTGATTTAGTCTACGCAGGCTCTTTCGGAGTTGACTCAGGTCAAGCAATGGTAGGCGACCCGTGCTATCTAGATGAATGGGACACTAACAAGAACGATGAGTGGAACCTAGAAGGCAAGAAGGGTCAGTACTCATACCACGGCGTATCTGCTAGAACACTGGAGGATAACTTTGGTCAGGTAGGAGCAGCAAGCGCTGTTGTATTCTCTACTGGCTATGGCGATGGTCTTTATCCTGTCTATGTACAACTAAACGATGATGGACGAGTATCCAAGGTTGTTATTGATTTCGAGGGGGACCTTGATGAAGATGACTAAAGAGTTTATCAATCTAAAACTAAATGAGGCACAGCAATTGCTTTGGGGTGGATCTGAAACAGAGAACATAGCAGCCCATAACATCATTGCTGAATTAATCAAGGACCTGCAGGATGAGCAGTAACTGGACACAGCCTGCTCTATTTGATATCATTGAAGTAAACCCTACTATCGAAAGGACCCTACCATGGGAGCACGTACCAATTTCACTATCGTAACGACCGAGGACCCAAACCAGAATATTAATCTATACTCACACTGGGGTGGAGACTCTAGCGTTATGGACCTAGCCAATGCCCTTAATAAGGCAATGCCACGCATTCGTATGGGAGATACATCCTATGCTGCACGTATCATTATCAATGCCCTCCAAGAAGACCATGACAGTGAGACTGGCTACGGTATCTACGTAGGAGAGGTTAACCACGAGGAGCAGTATGAGTACAAAGAAGTCGACCTGACTAACAATACTGTTACTATTGGGGACCTAACCAAGCCAATTGATAAATTTATTTCTTATCACCTAGACATGATTCCCGCTGAGATAGAGACGGTGTAGGGTCACACTGTCCATATAATGAGACGGGGGCAGGTTTGTGGTGGGCTTGCCCCCTCTCCACTTTTTTGATATAATGAACTGAGAGGAGTTTGTATGTATCGCATTAGCAGAGCCGTTCTAACCAGCAAAGAGGAGAAAACTGCAATCGCTATTGGAAAACTACTTTCCGACTTTCATCTTGACTTAGAGAAGGTTGGTTATTACTTAGCCAAAGCCACGCCATATTTGGTTTATCGCAGGGCACTCGAAGTATTAGAAAGCGCACAGTTCCAAGAAGACCTAGTAGAACAGAAACGGATAGAATATAACCATGACAGACTTTTCTAGCATTTGCGACATCTTAGGAAGCCTTTATGCCAATCATAGAGAAGATAAAGACTTCAAAGATTTTATTGAGTTCAACGATTTAGGTTTGCCATTGGCATATCTAACTAAAGAGAACCTTTGCGAACCTTCAGATGACGGAGTTCGCTACATCACAGAAACCTGGCAACTATTTTTAGCAGGTCTTAATATGAAAGATGAAGGGTTTGACAGTTTGGAAGAATTATTTTCAATTGCTGAAGAGAGAAGCAAAGACAAGTAGTCTTTAGGTTGCGCTGCCGCTACATGCGGCGGTGCGCCCCGGCAAATCGGACATATGGTACAAACCTCCCAAACCTTATTTACGAAAAACTTATTACGATCCACCAAATAATTTTCCAGATTCATGGGCTTTTGCCAAACCTTAAAAACTTATTACGAAGGTTTGAAATATTTTCCAGATTCATAGCCAAACCTTATATCATACAAACCTTGTATTGTCAAACCCTGTATCCAGGTATAAAGGTTTTGTATTGTATCTTATACTACTGACATTATGAATGACCTTGTTTATCCCCCGCCCTAGCGATGACTGACAGGATTAGCAGACAGCCCCTGCAGCGGGGGATCAAAAGATACACAACAAACCACCCTATATAAAACATTACGATAACAAACCTTTTTTCCTGGTTTTAGATTATTTACCAAACCTTTTATAACTTTTTGTTATTGTTTTCCACAATTTTGGTGCAAATTTATAGGGGGTTTTTAGGCTATAAAGGTTTGACAAACCACCATATTTGTGGTATAAGCAGGGTATCGGGCATATGAGGTTTGGAGGTTTGACAATATGAAGGTTTTGTGGTAGGAGGTTTGACGGCTCCAGACATTACGAAGCCCCTCTATAAAAGCGCTCCATTCTCCACTTATCTCCACTTTCCTCCACTCTAACCCAATCTAAAAAATATCAGTAAGATTTATCTGTGGATAAACCTGTGGATAACTATAGTATCAAACCAGAAAAACCTCTCAAACCAGACATATTGACCTGTGGATAACTCCAGGGTATCAAACCATCAAACCCTATCTCTGGCTTATATAAGGCGTATCTCTGGCATATAGGCTATACTAGATACATGCTCAATGTCCTATGCTTCGACTGTGGGGGAATGTATGAGGTTTTATATGACACTCCCAAACCAACACAACAATGCCCTAAGTGTATTACTACTAGGGGTAATTCTGCTTCTTTGCCAATCCCGCCGAAATAGGGTATACTTGAGATTCAACTAAAGGGGAAACAATGTCAGACAAGATTGAAGATACAACCTGCTATACCTACAAGGTAGAGATGATTATTCAGATACTAGCAGAGGATGAGCCAAAGGCTGCAGACCAACTTGAAAAGAGTGGTGGATATGTTACTAGCCGTAAGGTTACTTTAATGGATTCGGTACCGCTTTTTAACGGCAGGCAATCAGAGTAAGTTATCTATAGGAACAAGTCGATCAAAGGGTTCCTGACACTTATTACAATATGACTTAGGGGCATCGCCATAGCGATTTTCTTCCCCAGCCAAGAGTATCAAACCATCCTTATGCATCTGCATATAGCGGTCATCGACTATCTTTGTATAGATTATAGGGGTGAGTTTGTTATTACATAATGGGCACATCTAATAAGTTTATCACATTCCCGCAGAAATTACAAGGTATAATATATCAATGACTACTTTAATAGACATCTTCTTTGCCCTCGTTATTTCTTGGATGGTTCTATATGCCATCAAAAAACTTAGTGATTGACAAACATTTATAATTTTGATATACTGAGTATATGTTCTGTAGTCGGTGTGGGAATAGACTCATCAATGGTGACTGTAACCTTTGCTTTGATAACTCCAATGCCCTAAAGGAATTTGAGGAAGAAGATTGAAAGAACCAAGCATTATGAAAATGGATTGGAAAGCGTTGGGTTATGAAAAAGAATACAGAGACGGAAGAGTTCGGTGGGTTCCACAGCAAGAAGGTAGAAAAGACCAGGATACTTCCGCTTAGGTGGTTTGGCAATGCCTGTAGTTATATTGCTACCAATAGCCTAGTTAAGGCATTTAATTTACAAGATGAGAATAATCTTGGACACCGCTTTAAATTTCATAGTAAGGTTTGGCATTATGTAAATAAACCCTATGAGTGGTGGGGTACCTACTATCTTGTTGATATGGGTTCAGTTAAGAAGTTTTGGGACCAAGACCCAGAGCATGAGGAATTGATGAGAAAACTTGGATCAGATTATGATGAGAATGGCGTAGCCTATTGGGAGAAATATGAGTAATTGGACTGATGAATTATCAGATGAACACAAAGAACAACTTTGGGATTTTATTGTTGAGACTGTAAAAGAGATTAGAGAACAGATTGCTCAGGATATTGAGGGTACTAGTGAGTTGTGGAAGGCTAAAGGGCTTAATAAGTCCCGTCGCACAACCAAGGCATTTCAGATATCAGCAGCCATTGCCAGAGGGCAGAACGAGATTTAGTTACCGTTAGTGACACGTAAGTGTCATAGGTAGGAATATAAGTCTCTATTTTGCGCCGAACCTTAAACTTGAATTTGTGATAGACTTATAGAAGATTGGTGGGAATTATGTGGTGGTCTTGGGTATTAGCAGTGATTGGCGTTGCAGGCATATTTTTTGTCGGACGTAAAACTATTTGGGGTTGGCTCGTTCTATTGTTTAACGAGTTGCTTTGGATTACCTACGCCCTTATTACCGATCAATACGGCTTTATATTTTCCGCTCTTGCCTATGCCGTGGTCTATGTCAGGTCTTACCTGCACTGGAAAGCAGATGAAAAGAAAATTCCAGCAAAGACTATTAACGACTTAAAGCGTGAGAATGAAGAGTTCTACGCTACACAAAGCAGTTTTGAGTAAGAGAGGAGTAGATAGATGATACATGTATTATTTTTAATCCCAGCCTTTATTATGGGATACGTTGCCTGTTATGTTGCAATGACATACGGAGTAAATCAGAATGGCGAGTAACAGAATAGTTATTTGTGAAGTTTGTAAAAAAGAAGTTGAGGTTAGATCGGACTTTGCTTATCTAACTCTTAATCGTCACATGAAGGAGCATAAGTAATGGCAGACCCAACTCAAACCCCTGCTCGTGGTGATTGGGCATGCCCATGTTCTGGTTGCTCTAAGGCTGTTGCTTGGGAAAGAAAACAGTTAATTGAACTATTTGAAAAACATAAGCATGAGTATTTAGTTTATCGTGGATCATCATTTAATGAAGATGGTAGTTTGTTTTGGGCTAAAGATGATGCATCAGCATACGCTGAAGGTATTGATGAAGTTGTTAAACTAATTAAAGAAAGAATGCCAAAGAAAAAGTAATGGCAAGCCTATCAATGAAAGAGTTGTCCAAGCGAAACAACTTTAATATTTTTACTAAGCGCATTAGCATTGGTCAAGGATTTTATGTTGTTGGCATGGATGAACTAATACTATTAGACACATCTATTCTAGATAATATTGATGACTTAGAGGGCTTAAGATATTACGAAGAGAAGAACTCTATCCTGCTTCCAACAAGGGGTGGGAACAAGATTAAACTAACAAGCCTATACAAGGACTCAGAGTTCTCCAATAGAACACAAAACACAACCATTAAACAAGACCTAGAAGTGTATAGTCTATCTCATAAACTAGAAGAGATTAAGAAGAAGACTGGAAAACCCTATGTAGATGTTCGTGTTAGTGAAACCATTTATAGAGTTGTAACTGTTATCTCTTCACCATTTGGATACAAGTCTGACTTTCACTTTATGGATATTGAAGGCAATGCTGTTCTACATATTTCACATAAGTATGGCAATAGCCCAAGAGACTTTCAGCAATGGTCTGGTACTTCAAAAAGATTTCAGGAAAGAATATTTAATCATCCAGAAACTGCAAGTTTTATTGCAGCACTACAAAACCTTGGATCTGAATTACCCAAAGCAAGTACTGTAGCCCGTAGAATTAAAGATGATACGCTAAAGCAATTGGCTATATATGGCACTGACTTTGGCTTAGGGTTTGGTCTTAACAATGTTGAGGCTGTATTACAAGGTAATCTATCATTAAAGAACATTGGTGACTGTTATATGCTTATTGCTTCTCACCATGGACTTAGGAATCCAATTGTTCCCTCGCAAAATTATGAGCCAGTATTTATTGCAGTACACAAGAAAGATAGAAGTGATCATGGAATCAAGAATGCTAGGATAACAATTAACCCTCTTGGTGGAAGAAACATTAAACAATTTATATAATCTGGAGCAGTAGCATAGTTGGTTAATGCCCCGAACTCATAATTCGGTAATCGTAGGTTCGAGTCCTACCTGCTCTACTAAACGCCTATAACTCAGCGGAAGAGTATCTGGTTTCTACCCAGACTGTCGGGGGTTCAAATCCCTCTAGGCGTACTCATATTTACTTGGATTGGGAAAAAGTTTTAATAGCACAACGTCAAGCATCATGCCAAATGCTTGGTCCTCTGTTGATAAAAATACTGAACTATCCTTAATATGGCTTGATCTTTCTAAATGTTTTTTGTTTACATAAACCTTAACATCATCCATCTGGCTTCCACCAACATTGTAGATATTGCCATACATAGATCGCCATAAACAACTAGGATACTTTTTAATCACATTATTTAGTTTATCCTTTTCCATTGGCATTGGTATATGTAGTTCATAGTCATATGGATTTTGTATACCCTGGTCTACTAGCCTTGTTCGTGTAAGTATTAGTTTTTTGATATACATTGATGACCCTGTAATCTTAACATACTTATCTATCTTATCAGACAGAAAACCACTATAGAATTGATCAATTTTTTCTATTGGTTTAATAATAAAAAAGTCATCGTTCATAAGTACAAAGTTATTAGATATTTCTTCAGAATTGCATAATGCTTGTAGATTATTTATTGCATTGGCATACTTGTGGTGCTTTTGCTCTACTTCTATAAAGTCACCAGAGTACCAGTCTGGCTTACCGCCAACCAGCCAAACCCTAGCATCTGGAAAACTATTTACAACAGAACGTATTGAGTATCTAAGTTCTTCATTGTCTCCAGATTTGCATATATAAACAAAGTCCACTATGTCCCTACCTTTATAACAAGTATATCAGAATCTGGTATACTGGTATAAATATAGAATAGGTGGGATCCTTGGCTAATATAGTGTTTTTAGGTAACTTTGAAGTGCCTTATAGTAGTGAAAATCATCATGTAAATAGTCTTGAGTCGCTTGGACATACCGTCACAAAGTTGCAAGAAAAGAAAGCCACAAGTGAGCAGGTACTAGACCATTCATTAAAGTCGGATGTATTTGTCTGGGTTCATACACATAGGTGGCAAACTCCAGGATCAAAGTCTATGACAGACGTACTAAAAGAATTAAAGGCTGCTGGTATACCAACCATGACATATCATCTAGATTTGTGGTTTGGCATTGAACGTGAAAAAGATTTAAAGAATGACGACTTTTACACAAACATAGGTCATTTCTTTGCTACAGATAAACTAATGTGTGATTGGTTTAATGAAAATACAGAGGTAAAAGGTCACTTCTTACCTGCAGGTGTATACGATAAAGAATGTTATATGCATAAAGATTACAACCCTTACGATTTTAAATACGATATTATATTTGTTGGCAGCAAGGGATATCACCCTGAGCATAAGTATCGTCCACAGTTAATAGATTTTTTAAGAAAAACATATGGAAAAAAGTTTCTTCATGTTGGTGGAGATGGTGATACTGGAACAGTTCGTGGAGACGCATTGAACCAGATATATGCACAAAGCAGAATAGCCGTAGGAGATAGTCTTAACATTAATTTTAACTACCCTTACTATACTAGCGATAGACTATTTGAAAGTACTGGTCGTGGCGGCTTTACTATCTACCCTCGCATTAAGGGGCTTGAGGAATATTTTGAAGATGGAAATGAAATTGTATTTTATGAACATGGCAACCTTGAAGATTTAAAAACTAAGATAGACAAGTATCTTCTGGATGGTCTTTCAAGAGAAAACATAAGGATTGCTGGGCATGAAAGAACAAAGAAAGAACATACATATGTCCATCGCTGGGCAACTATCATGAAGGAGTTAGGGCTATGAATTTTATTGAAAGATCAGACATTATATGGAAAACAGTTCCATACTTGCGTCAAGGGCAAACAAAGAACTATGACTACAGATTAAAACTTAATGAGCCATTAGCAAATTGGGATGTATGGGATTATTGGGAGAGCGAAAGAATCTACAGCATGAAGTCTCATCTAAAAAAGGGTGATGTATTTTTTGATATTGGAACAGAGGCTGGATGGTGTAATTTAGTTTATGCTGACATTGTTGGACCAGAAAACATGGTACTAATTGAGCCAACGCCAGAGTTCTGGGCAAACATACATGCACTATGGTATAAAAACTATTCTGTAGACCCTATGGCATGTTACTCTGGATTAATGGGTGATAAAACAACAGATACCCGAAAAGGCAGTGACTTAAATGCTTGGGGAGAAAAGTATCTTGGACCAATTATTGATAGAAATAAGTATGTATATATTCATGACAATACAGAAAGCATACCAATGATTAAGGTAGATGATTATGTTTCTGAGGTTGGTATTGTTCCAGATGTTCTAAACATCGACGTAGAAGGTGCAGAACTTCTTGTATTTAAGGGTGCGGAAAAAACATTACAAGATAATAATTTAAAAATATTTGTATCTATTCATGATGATCTGGGTATCCGTGATTATAATACAACGCCTGAAGATACCATATCTTACTTAGAATCTTTTGGCTATGTTGGAGAGTTCTTAGCAAAGAACCACGAAGCACATTGGTATTTTGAGAAAAGATAATAAATGGTAAAGGCATATCTATACTCCTTTGATGAAAAGGATTGTGCTTCTGATAAATGGGATTACGGTTTATTAAAAGAAATATTTGATAAATATAATATTGAACAAATAAAGGTAAACTCATTACCAGATGTTGATCGTGCTTTTGTTGTTGTTCCTGGACCTCAAAACCTTGGTCACGAAGAAGATGTTAATAAAGAGTTACAAAAAATAGGTAGAGTAGTTTTATTTTTTACAGGAGATGAAGAAGTTAGATTTAATTTAACTAAGATTAATCATCCTAACATAGAAATATGGATTCAAACACCACATAAACAACACAAAAAATATAACAAATTACCTTTAGGTGTACCACAACATTTAAAAAAATATGTGCCTGAATATCCAAATAAAAAGTATGATGTATATTTTGGTGGACAAATCACACATTCAAGACGAAAGCAGTTGTCTGATGCCATGCAAACCATCTCTAATGCCCTTTTTAAGCCTACAGCAGGCTTTGCACAAGGTGATCACCCAAAGGACTACTATATGAACCTTGCTAGTGCAAAGATTGCTCCATCACCCTCTGGAGCCGTTGTAATAGAATCTTTTAGATTTTATGAGGCTTTAGAAATGTTATGCTTGCCAGTGGTAGATGCTGTTGATCCATTTGGTAATCCTATTAATTATTATGATTTTATTTTTGAAGGAAAGACACCAATAAAGTCTGTAAAAAACTGGCATCTGTTAAAAAGTATAGTTCCTGAGTTATTAAATAATTATCCTGAAAATATGCATGAGGCTGTTTGTTGGTGGATTAAATATAAAAGAGATTTAGGTATTAAGATTATGAGGCAAGTAAATGCATAAAAGAGATATAACCATTGTAGTTGTAACTTCTGTTTTACCAAGTCATCCTAATACATTTATTCTTGATGAAACAATTTCTTCAATAAGATCACACTTTCCAGACAATGAAATTATTTTACAAATAGATGGGTTACGTGAAGAAAGAATGTCACGTAAATTAGATTATGATGAGTACAAGAATAGAGTTTTATGGAAATGTTTGCATGAGTGGAAAAATGTTTTACCAATAATATTCAAAGAGCATAGCCATCAAACCACGATGATGAAACAAACTATTAATCTTATAGATACCTCAGTAATGCTTTATATTGAAGGTGATGCACCGATTACTCCAGACTGTGAAATTGATTGGCAAAAATGTTTAGATATGTTAGAGTATAAAAAGGCTAATACCATTCGTTTTCATTTTGAAGCATCAATTCCTGAGCCACATAAACACCTAATGTTTGGTTTAGAAGATGGATTTATGAAGACTGCACAATGGAGCCAACGACCTCACTTAAGCACTGTAAGATATTATAAAGATGTTATCTTACCTTTTTCTGACGAAAAAACTTTTATTGAAGATAGGTTTCATGGCAGAGTTCAGGATGATTGTTTACCTTACGGAACTTTTAGTCAAGAAGGATGGGAACACCATAAACTTTGGATATACCATCCAGAAGGTCACATAAAACGATCTTATCATTTAGATGGTCGTGAAGGTACTAGAAAATTTACAACAGACGATGATATTTGGGGATATACACAATGAAATTAGGAATTATTGCACGATCTGATAACACTGGTCTTGGTAATCAAACCATGGAACTTGTTAAAATGCTTAGTCCTGATAAAATACTTTTAATTAACTCTCAATTTTTTAATAACAATAAACAACATCCTGAATGGTACAAGGGGTATAACGTTATTGAAACTGTTAAGGGTATGCCCAAAACAAATGAGATAATTCAATTTCTTGAAGGACTGGATGTAGTAATAAGTTGTGAAACTTTTTATCATTTAGAGTTAGTTGATCGTGCTAAAAAACAGGGAATTAAAACTATTCTTCAATATAACTATGAGTTATTTGGCAACTTAGTAAACCCAGACTGGACATTGCCAGATGTGTTACTTTCACCAAGCATATGGAACTTAGATATAGTTATGGAAAAATTTGGCAGTAAAACAAAAGTAGTGCATTTGCCTCCACCAACAGATCACAGTTTATTTAATGATGCAAAAGAAACAAACCTTTTAAAAGACCATAGAAGAATACTTCATATTGCTGGAAAAAAGGCTGCAAAAGATAGAAACGGTACTGACAGTATTTTTGAAATGATTAAGTATTCTAAAGAAGATTACGAATTAGTAATTAAATCTCAAACCCCAATGAACCATACTTGCAAAGATCCAAGAGTGAAGGTTGAAATAGGAAACCCTGATAACAGACAAGACATGTATAGTGGGTTTGATGCTATGGTGCTTCCTAGACGTTATGCTGGTCTTTGTTTACCTATGAATGAGGCTCTTATGAGTGCCCTGCCAGTTTTTATGACTGACATATCACCAAACAATGCAATCCTTCCATCAAAATGGTTAGCAGATTCAAAGAAAATAGATACATTCAGAACTAAATCTATGGTTGATGTTTATAATGTTAATCCAGAAAGACTTGCCAAGATTATTGATAAGTATATTGGCAATGACAGTAAAAAAGAAATAAAAGAAACTGCGGTTCAAATAGGTTTAGATAACTTTTCTGTTGATAAATTAAAACAAAAATATCTTGATATTATAAATGAGTAAACAGAAAAGCCAGCCTATCTCTAGACTGGCTTCCTGATAGAAGATTGATTACTTCTTTGCGGCAGCCTTCTTTGCTGGTGCCTTTGCAGCCTTAAGAGCCTTCTCAACTTCCTTAACATCTGGTAGTACACCAAAAGCCTTGTCGTTTGGATTAATTGCTCTAATTGCTACTGGCGCAATGGCTGCAACAAGTGCTGTCCATAGATCCTTTGGATCTGTTACGCCTGCCATGTACAGTGCAAGACCTGATGCAAGTACTGAGCGACCATATGATGCCAGCATTGCTTTAGTCTTATCATTGATTATCTTATTCATTATTCCTCCTAGGATATAATTCGTGTTAGTGTTGTGAAGCCAATCCATAAACCAATAATTCCTGCGACTCCCGCAAAAACTGGTGGTGCTGGTACTGGCAATTTGAATGCTGCGAACACGACACCGCATCCAAAACCTGTTAATACTGATAAAATAATTTCTTTCATTCTTTATTTC